GAAATACTGCCATAAAATAAATGTAAATAAAGTGTTAGAAAGTGTTGATAATAAATGTTAGCTGTGTATAATATAGGTATGTTAATTAAAAGTAAGGAGTCAAATAACATGAACGAATATAAAATCAAACAAACTACATTCATAAAAAATACTGTAAAAGCATTTGGACAAAGTGCAAAAGTTATGGGTATTCAAGGAATTTATGCTCAAGGTAAATATGAAGCAAATAATAATCTTGCTTTATTTTTAGATAATGAAACAGATACTTTATATAGAGTACCAATGAACATAATTAAGGAGTGTGCATAATGAAAAAGTTTTTTCAGGCACTGGACAAATACTTAGACAAGTCTTGGAGGGAGTTCAGTGCATTTATTTATCACATCGCTGATAAGAGGGTAGAAGAAGTAGATATCGATTGGCTGAACATGGCTAATGATATTAAGGAGAACAATAACTATGAGAGATGATGAGAAGATGTATTGGACTTCGGTCTTTGCATTGCTTACATGTGGCATGGTTATCTATATAATAGGAGTGTTATGAGGACAGAAAAAGACAATCAAAGGCTTGTAGACGAGCAACTAGAAAAAGAATTTAGGGTCCTAGAGGACTTAGCTCGAATACAAAAAATTAACGAGGCAAACAAAAAAGAGAGGAAGTATGTCGATATTCAAAAAGAAAAGTGATGACGTGTTGGTGCAAACCAACAAGATGACTGGTGATGAAATAATAGAAACCTATGCAAGATTAAACCTGTATCAAAAGGCAGCTCTGCTCAGGCTCTTGGTTCGTGATGTCATCTTTAAAATGAATGGTGAAGAGGTCAGTGGATTAAACTTCACAGATATCAAGGTCGATGGTGCAATCATCGTAGCTGAAGAAGAGTAAAAAAAGATTAAATAAAGTGTTAAAAAGTGTTGCATATAAATGTTAGCTGTGTATAATAGGGGTATATTAAATAAAAGGAGTAATTAATATGACAAATAAAACAGACTATACAACTAAACGTAACTACTTTATATCAGTGGATGATGACATCAATGATTTACAAAAAAAATTACATTCAATTATTAACAGAATAGACAACTTAAATACTGATTTGGATGGTCGACCAAGACAGGTTACTGACACGGATGCAAGTATTATTTTAGATAAACTACAAAAATTAGTAGACCAATATAGGGGTTAAATAATGGTCATCACAATAAACAAACACGACTTCATTCAAGCATTTAAAGATGCAGGTCGTGAGAACCAGTTTTCACTGGATGCACTTACGGTCTTGTTTCATCACTTAGAAGAGTGGGAATCACAGATGAGTGAACCAATGGAATTAGATGTCATAGCTCTGTGCTGTGAGTACGAAGAGTATGATAGTCTTGATGGGTTTCGGTCAGACTATGGCGATGAGTATGTTAGCTTAGAAGATATCGAGGAACGCACTTTAGTATTAAGGAAAGCTCTGGGCGATATTAACGGCGACAAAGGATTTGTTATACAAAAATTTTAACGGTCAAGGCTTCACGGTTTTTTTATATTTACCCGTGCAGTCATGAAAAAGGGCAGTGCATAGTATCTCCATTCTACGCGCTGCCTTTTCTTTTTAAGGATTTAATACCAACAGCAAACATGGTCCGGGTAGTATCATTCGGCAAATCTTTCCACGCAGCAGCAATAAGTTTATTCGGCAATTGATACATACGCTTAGGCAGATAGCTCACAGCTAGGTGCAAGATGCAATCAATTCTTTGTTGGTTGGTAAAGCCTTGGTCTTTCAGATAAGCTTCACGTTCGGCTTGGGTATTGTACTGAGAAGATTTCTCTGCCCAGTACAAGTGGTCGTCTTCAGGTCTATCCATGGGTAGGGTTCGGAGCTTGAGCAATCCTTGGTGGGGGGTATGATGGACTCAAGCTCGTCTCCCTATAAATCGGTTAATGAAATCTCAACGATACGGTTGTGCAAGTTAAAGGGAGTGTAAATTCCAGTCTTCTCACAATGTTTCATTTGGTCTATGGCTTTCTCATTGAGAGACCTGCCGTACTCAATGGACTCAGCACTCAGCTCATATATCGCATAAGGATATGGATGTTGCTTAGAGATAGCTAGGAACTGAAACCTGTCGACTTCTGTCATACCTGCAGAAGCTGCTGCATCTAAGTAAAAAGCGGCCTGCTGGTGATAATTAAAATTCCTGACTGCTTGTTTAAAGCCTTTAGGACTTGCATCCCGGCATGTCTTTAAATCTATAATCACATTGTTCTGCAACATATCAAATCGTGCTTTGCATAAGTCACCGTAGTAATCAAAGACAACACTTAGCTCGGTGAGGTCTTCACCTCTTGGTCTAAAAGCATCTAGTACCTCAACACGAGCTTGACAGGCATCGTAGAGGTCTTGGGTTACAACACTTCTGTCTGCTACTGTGGCTGCAAAGTCTTCATACTCTTGTTTGCCTGCCTTAGTTCTTCTATCTACTTGTGGCGCAATCACAAACTCATCATTAAAGACGTGTGGTTCTAAAAATAAACAATGTTGCAATCTACCCTCAACAAAGAAAGAAGCTTCGCTGTCAGGCTTATCTTCATACTTCCAAGTGTATGGGTCTTTTATGAAAGATGTTAGGTCGTGTGACCTTATAGCATCCAGTTCATTGTATTGTGGAAAAGGCATGTCTGTATAAACACCCTCTTGTATTCTCTCTACTTCTTTTGGTTTAAATTGAATTATATTAGTCATAATAAAAAGGCTGCTGAACCTGTACGATTAGGAGTCGTTAATATGAAAAAATAAACAGACTCAACAGCCAAACTTTTAAAAGGGTAGGTCGTCCTCAGTTAATTCAGATTTTGACGGAAACATTTTCTCTTTATTTTCATTTAATGATTCTAAAGATTCAAAATCGCCTGAAGTTTCTGAAGCTTGTTTGCTATCTCTGGCTTTCACTTCAAAGGAATCATCAATCTTAGATTGAACCCATGCAGGTAAATCTACCCATGCACCAATCATATCTTTATTGCCTGCAACATATTCATCTATATCAAAAGCAATCTGCTCATTAACAGTAGGTACTTTTTTTGCACCACCGTCAGGACTATAAACAGCAATCACTTTGGATTTGCCTGTCTTGGTTTCACCGATATCTATATCACAAGTAACGCCTAACACATTGGTTAGGTTGAACCCTTTAAGCTCTTCATCGGTAAATTGTTTTTTACGCCATGCACATAAGTCTTTATACAATGCAGCTTTTTCATTTAAAGATAGCGTGTATTGTTTCATGATAGAAAAGGGTTGCCCGTCTTCCATCTTCGCATCGTTTAGTTCCCAGTAAATAAATATACTGTGTCTTTTCTTGGTTTCACCCTCGTAAGTTTCTTCATGAGTACCCACATCTACCAGTCTAAAACATGTAGCATTGTGCATACCTTTTGGTGCTTGTTCGAAGTTGCCTCCACCTGATTCACTAATTGTTAGTGCCATATTACTCTCCTCATTAAAAATAATTATAAAAGTTCTTGTTATCTCCCTCACATTATTCTATATTGTAAGGTATTCAATAGAACATAATATACAAGTTTAGATGAGAGGGCAAGTATGGGAATAAAAAATATACAGGGAAGCACCAAAGACTTTGATAAACCGCTTACTAATGAAGCGATTTACAGTTTTGAAAGCTTTTTAGAATCACACGGATTCGAGACAAAAGAACCACTAGAAACAAATCCAACCAAACCACAAAGGGCATATACTAATGTTAATAACAAAAGAGCTTTGTCAGGCTATTATGCTTTCTATGATAATTACGGCACGCCTGTTGGCTTTGCCTCTGATTATCGAACCGGGCAAACGCATAACTTTAAATTATCAGGAAGGAAATCGACCAAGACTAATACTGAAGCACTTGAACGATTTAAAGAAGAAGCAAGATTAGACCAAGAACAAAAATGGCTGAAGGTATCAGAAAAAGCCAAAATGATTTGGGATGTAGCACTGCCCTGCGACTCTCATCCGTACTTACTTAGTAAGGGTGTTGCATCCCATTCTCTTAGAGAGCATAAAGGAAAGTTAATTATTCCTATTATGGATGAGACAGGTAAGCTGTGGAGCTTGCAGATGATTGATACCAGTGGCGACAAACGATTTTTAAGCGGCGGTAAAACAGGCGGTGGTTTCTATTTGATAGGCACCAAGCTTTTAAAAGAAGCGGTCAAGGTTGGTATTGGTGAGGGTTATGCAACTTGTATGACAATCTACGAACAAAAACAAATACCTATGATAGTCTGCTTTAACGCAGGCAACATGCTTAGCGTTTCCAAGAAACTATCGGATGCACTGCCTAATAAAGAATTTATTATCTATGCAGATAACGATGAGAACAACATAGGCCAAGACAAAGCTATTGCAGCCGCACAAATAACTAACGCAGAAGTCGTTATGCCTGAAGAAGAAGGGATGGACTTCAACGACCAAATGGCAATTAGTGGTGAGCTGATTGAAAAGAAAGTCGATGTCCCAGAGCTTGTAGAGTTCGACAAAACTGCAAACGGCAGAATCATGGCTACCACAGACAACTATCATGCACTGATGCAAAGCCATGGTATTAATTGTTATTACGATGTAATTAAAAAACGCATCGACATACACATACCCAACTTCAATCCTATTGCTGATTTAAAGGATGAGGCTCTCTTGGTGGAAGTAGAGAACTTATGTATTAAGAACTTTGTACCGCATCAAAGGGTCAGGGATGCTATGAAAATTATAGCTAAAGAAGTCAACCCGGTCGCACAATGGATAGAATCTAAGCCTTGGGATGGAATCAGCAGGGTGGATGAGTTTTGTAATACGGTTGGCAGCAAGGACACTGAACTTAAGAACATGCTGATGAGAAAATGGTTACTCTCATGTGTGGCCGCTGCTTTTGAGGAAGGTGGTGTGGCACTAGAAGGACTCTTGGTGTTCCAAGGCTCACAAGGACTGGGTAAAACATTATGGTTCAAACGCTTGGCGGACTTCAACAAGGGATGGCTGTGTGAAGGCGCAACGCTTGACCCCAAGGATAAAGACTCAGTAAAAAAAGCAGTCAGTCACTGGATAGTGGAGCTAGGCGAACTAGAATCTACCTTTAAGAAGGCAGACATCAATCAGCTCAAGGCTTTTATCACATCAAGGTCTGATGAAATGAGACTGCCGTACGACAGAAGCTTTACTAACTATCAAAGGCGCACAGCTTTCTTTGCATCGGTCAATGAGCCAGAGTTCTTAATGGACGGTAGCGGTAATCGTAGATTTTGGTGTATTAAGGTTACAAACATCAATCCTCATCACGGCATAGATATGCAACAGATGTGGGCAGAAGTAAAAGAAACCATTTACCAACCGGGTGTTAAGAATTGGTATCTGACAACAGAAGAAAGAGAGATGCTGCAAGAATCTAACGAGGGTTTCAGGACGCAGGGCGCAGTCGAGGATTTATTACTGCAACATGTAGACTTTGAGGCACTGGATGATACTAAAACGGCATGGCAACTCACAGCATTGCTAAGGTCACTGGGTATACGCAATCCTCGCAACATAGATTTCAAGGATGCAAGCAGAGTATTAACAGACCATGGCATAGAGCCTAGGAAGACAAACGGCAAGAAGGTATATGATGTCTGCTTGACGGACTTACCAGAAGATAAATCAGTATGGGAGGAATCACCATTTTAATAAGGAACAAACATGAGACCACAATCAGCAAAACAAAAGGGTAGACTGCTACAACAAAAGTTCAGGCAGATGCTCGTGGACTTATTGGGACTGGACGAAGAGGACTTGGAAAGCAGGCCTATGGGGTCCCAAGGTGAAGATATCATCATGGGCAAACAATCGAGGGAGAAGTTTCCCTACAGCATTGAATGTAAGAATCAGGAAAGCTTGAATGTGTGGAAGTCGTATGACCAAGCACAGACAAATTGCAAGGGTTACGAGCCTTTATTGGTGATAAAACGAAATAGAAGTAAGGTGTTGGTTGTCTTGGATGCAGAGCATTTTGTTAGGCTGCATCTTGACTCTGATAGCACAGGGTAGGGCAGGGCATGGCAAATAGACTAACATTTAAGAGTTATGTGTTAAGAGTGAGGGACAGGGTATGTGGAGGAGAGACTGATACCCTGTTGCTCACCCTGACCGTGAGACCCCATGGCTACGCTGTTTAGGTGTGCTTTAGGGTATAGGGTATAGTATATATAATAATAATAATATATATATAATATAGGTGTAGGTATACATATATGGTATGGCTTTTATACAACTATTAGGTGTTAGGGAAAGCTTACCCTCTACCCTCTGCCCTGATGGATATAATATAAGGAATGGATATGGCTGAATACAAAAAGAAAAAAGGAAAGAACGCGCCTGATAAACCATTGGTTAATAGACCCAGTGCTTTTGAGTCAGACCCGGAGTTTGAGCTGACAGATATGCAGTCTGCATTTGTATGGCATTATGTGAATGACAATTGCACGCAGACCGAGGCGGCTAGAAGAGCAGGCTTTGAGTTCCCAGCTCAAGCTGCAACTAGGTTTCTTAACGGTAAAGACTATCCCA